TGTTGTGTTGTGATAGCCATCTTCGATAAAGCGTGGGGTGTATCCACGCGTTTCTCTGAGGGCCATTCTAAATAGTGATCCAATAATGGGGCATTGTCCGGCCTCATATATACCGGACAATGCCTTCGCGCGTAGGAGCTCGTTCATAACTTGGTCCCCTGCGTGTATCATGCTGGTTGTCCATCCAAATTTATTGAATATTCTAACAGGATCACGCAGGAGGGTGCCATCGCTCGTACTGATGATACCACAAAAGGAAGCTTCACTGGCGGATGTATGTTCTATGACCTTCACATCGAATCCTAGATCTTGGAAGTCTTCCTTCGTGAGGGTAGTGTCGGTCCAAAAGATGGAGTCGTCTCCTTCAACAAATCCCTCACATTTCCCGCCTTTACTCTCAACAACATAGGTAATTAGGATATAATTCGCCCAAGCATTGAATAAGGCGGTGGTCATCTCTCCGCTCATTCTGGTGGCATTGACGGAAGCTTTTATGCCCTTGCCACCATAAAGCTTATTGGTGCCTGTTAAGATTCGGCGGAGGTAACGAATCTCACTGGCGCGCAAATCGATCATCATGTGGGTAAGGAGAGGTCCTTCGATTGCGTCCATAACGTCTTTCTTGAAATGCTTCTCCATAGTAGACCAATCGGTTGCATACTTGTGTCCTGTGACATGTTTGTCAAGGTCGGCCACTAGAGCAGGTCTCATATGGACCGGTACGTGTTTAATGATCCATGGGCAAGCGTGGTAAAATACCTCCTCAATTCCTTTAATGAAACGACCACACCAAGATTTAAAGTCGTCTATCCTGCTACAGATTAAACGAAGATACTTCTCAGTTTCGTAGTTCTCATTCTTACCAAAACATTTCACTATCCTAGAGGTTTTGATCGGTGGTTTGTCGAAATAGTTTTGATAAGCGGCATCGTATAGCTGTTGCTTACGTTGGCCATTAAAGGGGAGGTCATTTATGTACTCTTCTACGTCCTTAAACCGAGGGCGCGCAAGGCCCTTCGCTTTAAGTATAGCATGCGCCTTAAGTTCCTTGAGCGCGCTCCGCCTCCTTGTGGCGGC